GGCTAGATTCAGCCTGTCTTGGATTTTCTTTTGAATAAGTGGGTAAATTACATTATCAGAAGCGGCTATGAGCCGCCCTGAATTCATAAGTTCTACTAGTTTTTCCGAACTCATTAGCAGCCCTTTTTAGCAGGCTTAACTTTTTTCTTAACAGTTTTCTTTGCCATAATTTTTTGCTCCTTTACAATGCTTGAGGTGACAACGGCTGGCTAGCTGCCATAGGGTTAAGGTCACCTTGGTTAACTGCAGCACCCGCTTGAGCGACCTGCGAATTCATATCAGGAGTTTCCTGTTGTTGAATTGCAGCTTGCTCTGTAAGTGCTCCACCCTCGTTTTCATCAGCTTTAATCTTAAACGAATCAATGTCCAGACTTTTTATGATCTCGTCTAGGAATTTAGGAATAGAGTTTTCTTTTAAGAAAGCTTCGGTCAACATAGGATTACTGAACACAGTCTGCAAAAGAGTCGTAAGCTTAGTAAAGTCTTTCATCTTATTCATCGTTGCTGAAATCCCGAACACTCTAAATTTAGAACTCTGAACAGTGTCTGCAAAGATTTCTTCCTGCCCCATAGACTTAAGTTCACTGACAATCTTCTGACCTAATAAAGCTTCCATTTCTTTATCGTCAAGATCGTCCATGTTCTGAGCGACTACTTTCCATGCTTTAGTCAAAAGCCTAGTAATCAGACCTGAATTCTCATCTCCCTCAAGGTTCTTAATCATGCCTGTAGACATATTGTTAAGCGCCTGAGAGTTTTCCACAACAGCAGTAGCTCTGATGTTTTTCATATCAGCACCGCCTGATCTAATCTCATTCGTAAACATAGCAGATGCAGATTCCTGATTAACCATAGCAAGCATATTCATAGCTTCATTAGGAGTGCCGCCTGTGTAGACAGACTCAAGCACTTTCTGGCCTGGAGGACATGAGGAGTTTACAGAAAGGGTCATTCCCTGACCAATCCCATCAGCAACCTGACTAGGGTCATCTAACCAGTCTTTTCTAAGCTGTTTGATTCCATGAACAGAGATAATTCCTGAGTCCAAAAGTAAGTTAAAGATTTCATTAGCAGACAGATTTAGCCTTGTCGCTGCGTCCATCATAGCCTTAGGCCAAACTGCATGAGGAGTAGGAAGTAAAGCTGCTGTTACAAAAGGACTTTCCTGATGCCAAAAAGGATTAGGAGTAGGCTGTTGAATAACAAATCTATCATTAGCAATCGTGCATACGATATTCTCGTGAACAATATTTCCCTCTGAATCAAGCAGGTTTCCCCATATTTCAGTGATCTTTACCTGTCTACGATACCCACCGCCTGCTATATTCTGACCTGTTTCTCTTGATTTGTTTCCCTCTTGCTCCAAACCTGTTTGATCGAAAGAACCCGAAAGCTGCTCGACTGCTTTAGCATCATAAAGAGCATCTTTACCCTCAGAAAGTGCTTTAACCTGATGCAAGTCCATATAAGTATCTTGCATCTCATAAAGACCTCTGCCAGTAGGATCAGGATAGAAGTCTTCTTGTCTAACCAATTGAAGATCTAATTGCCATGCTTTATTATCACGCATAATCAACTGCTTATAAGGTCTGCCATCTTTACGCTTTTCTTCAACTACGAACTTAGGCTTATTAACATACTTGCCTGTTACCTTAACGATAATCAGGCCGCCTAACATGCCTAGTTTCAGCATATTCCCTGACTTATTCACAAACCCATCTTTAGCAAGCTGCCTATCCATGATTCTCTGAATAGTGCTAGGCTTGATTTTCATAATATCTTCAGAAATACCCGCTTGAGGTTCTACTGAAAACCAGTCGCCTATATCAAGCAATCCCTGCTGAACCATATTAGCGTTCTGCTCGACCGCAGTAGACACCTTAGGTAAGAACTCCTTAGACTGACCTTTAAGCTTATGTGACCAATCCTGACGATTATGGTAGGCATCGAAATTAAGCCTGTTCATATCCATTCGATCACGTTTAGCTTCCTCGGCTTCGCGTCTGTAATTCTCCGCACAGTTAATTAAATCTGAATCATTATATTCTGCCATTTGATCTCACTTCCTTGCTGTAAGATGGACTAGGAACAGTCTGTCCGTAATCAACCCTAATGCTTTTAATTCCACCACAGATGTATTGCAGGCTATCATGTGGGTGTGATGCCATATTTTTAACTGGCCTAAGCTTATTAGGCGCAATCTCAATATCTTTCTCTGGATAATGGTAGCCGCCTTTAAATCCCTTAACAAGAACAGGACAACCTTTCTCGTAAATCTGAAAGCATGGGCTACCAGCATCGAGCTTAGTTAATAAATCTGCTACGGACTGGCGTCTTCCCTCCCAAGTGATTCCTCCAGGGATAGGATTGAAGCCGTTTTTAGCAACAGTATCAGCGGTCTTTCGTTCATCGTTGTCGTTTCGATTAAAGCCCGATGGGTCAACCCAACAACGCCAATTCTTTTTAAGATCTCCGAACTCAGGAAACATGATTCTTAACTGAGCAACAACCTGAGGAACGAATCTTTCAGCGCCTATGTTCATGCCTGTGAATTCCTTAAAAACAGTTAAAGTATTACCCTCGAACTGACCTACTACTGCCGCAGGAGTCAGTCCAAAATCCCAAGCAATAAGCATAGGAAGCCCAAAACTAGGCTGAGGCTCTTTATGAAGCACATGAATAGACTGATTGAATTCAGGATATACAGGCTGTCCTGAGAAAGTATCCCATTCAAGTTCATACTCACGTAAGTATTTCATCAAAGGCATAGAATTCTTAATTGATTCCTTATAGCTCGGATCTCTTTTCGTAGGATCAGAAGTATAATGAAGTTCAAGAACCGCAAAGCGATTACGTTTGTTTAACCAAAGCCTTACACCCTGCATAGGAGACGTATAGTTAGGCGTATGCTCCGCTACGTTAATATCCCCTACAATGTTAAGAGCATCGAAGCATAGGCGTTTAAAGAAGCCTGGAGCCGGAGATGAAACAAGGGTCATGCGTCCACCGCCATCTATCGTAGGAAAGGTTGCAGAATAAAACTCCTCTGCTTGCTCCCAAAAGGCTGATTCATCTCCAAATATACCTGAAAACGTAAACTGACGTAACTGATCTGCTCCCTGTGGATAACCCCTGATCTTCGAATCAATCTCAGGAAAATCAAGAGTGTTAAACTTAGAACTGTACTTAGGAAGCATCTCTTTCGGAATCTTATCTTCAGGAATATGATCGAAAACAAATTTAGCCCTAAGGACTAGATCATTCGCATCGTCTTCTTTCTTACTCACAAAGGCGTTATTACGGACTCGGTTAAAGATAGTATCGTGCAGGTATAAGCAGATTGTAGTCCATGAAAGAGTCATACGACGAGTCTTAGGAACAGCTAGAAGCGGGTATTTATCCCACAACATAGCATAAAGCTGAAGATACTCTTTATCAGGCATTAACTTAATAGGCTCTTTGATATTTACTTCATCTTTTGTAAAACAACACTCTGTTAGAAATGCCCATTTATCATTCTTGTATCGTATGTAGTTCTCTATTGCTTGTGTTGCATCTAGCATCTTAGTTTATGCCTTTCTTAGTTCTTAACGAGCACTAAATCATAACCTGCGATTATCTCTAAATTATTAGCAGATGCAGCCGTTATCCTGACAATAACATCAGACCCTGAAGAAATTGAAATTCCACCATAAGGAGTTTCTTCAAAGTGATCTGCCGTTGCCGCAGAAAATGGCCTCCTCAATCTAGGAGAACCATTAAGAGTTCTTACCCACAAAGACCCATCTACTGAGCCAGAAGCAGAGCCAACAATCCTGCAAAATAATCTTCTAATGTAACCAGTATAGCCAGATGGAATTGTATATCCAGACACATTAGATTGTGATCTTCCTATAGGCATTTGACAGAAAACATTAGCAGTAGTTGTCCTATGTCTAATAGTTATAGTTCCTGTATTAAAAGCAGTTGAAGAACCCGAAACATACTGAGCTGTATGCACTCTATAGCCTGTAACTCCTGTATTAACTGGAGTAGTTCCTTGAAGCGTTACTGTTGCCGTTTGATAAGAAGTAGATGTGTTAGATGCAAGATAAGAAAACATTAAAACACCTGTATCCCCAGCATCTGAAGAAAAAACCTGAAACTCCTCTGGAGAACCAGTAGGAAATCCTGTATAAACTCCACCGCCATTCCATATATCTTCAGGCACAGAACCTGTATCAATATCAGGATTTCTTCCGAACTTATTTATAATCGAATATCCAGTGAATAATCCTGTGGCTATTGAAAGTTCCTCAGTAATTCCTCTAGTTATAACGGCATCTGAATCTTGCTGAATGGCTGAATTTAAAGGAGACGTTAAACCTCCATCTGACGAAAGAATAGTTTGAAGCCTAAGATAAGATTGATTAGAGGCAGGAGTATTGGTCATTCTGATTCTATAAAATTCCTTAGATACTTTAAGTCTATGAACTTCATTAACAGAAGCGGAAACTGAATATGTAAGGGTAGAATCCCAATCGCTTCCATTAGTTGAGAAATCAACAAACAGACTTCCATCTTGATCAGTTTTACAACTAACAACTAATACCGAATATTCAAGGCATCTATGAGCCGTTCCTGTAAAACTAATTCCTGCGTTAAGAGGAGTGGAAGTTGAGTTGGCTACGGAAATAATAGGTGTCATTTACCACTCCAAGATTTTATAATTGTAAAAATATACGTGATCTTTATTTCCATCAGTTTGAATCTGATGAAGTTGTTTATCGTTCTGATAACTAAGCTGACCTTTTAAGTTAGTTCCAAATCCACCAAAGATAGCATTTTGCTTCTGCTTCTGAGGAATAACTACCTGCTCCTGCGAACTAACTGCATTAAACTCTGATGATTCGCTCACAGCTCCATCAGGTTGAATGATTTTCTTTATTATGACCTTACAACTAGCTTGTTGCGATTGTTTAACCTGAGGCAATTCTGGAGCTTTAGACTCAGGTGCATAACGAGCGCCTAAATATGCAGAAACAAGAATAATTATGCAGTATTTAAGCAGGCTAAGACTTAGGCTCATCTTGCTTAACTTTCTTAAGTGACTTAAGAAATCCTACAAGTGACTTATGCTTAGAGTTACCAAGGTAATATTCAAGAGCAGAATTCAGTACGAATCCGCAGGCCATAAGGATAACCATCTTATGCTCAATGACAGTTTTAATCAGTTCTTCTTTAAGTAATTCCATTACTCCACACTTCCTGTGACTACCACCTCGTAGCACCCTGTATTGTCACAAATAGTGACCTGTTTTTGTGACGCCTTTTCACTAACTACACCTGAAAGAATCAAAATACCTGTGATTAAATATTTCATAAATGCTTCGTTCTTTCGAGTAAGGTTTTAATATCCCCTTTAATCTCGCTTAAGTTTTCTTTCACTTCAACATGGC